GCCGAGGCCGAGCGCGCCGCCATCGCGGGCGACGCCGAGCGGTTCGTGGACGCGCTCGTCGTGACGCAGTTCTTCGCGCGCGACCTCGCCTACAAGCAGGGCAAGCTCAACGTCGCCGACCTCTCGCCGCCCTCGACGACGCACTGATCACACGTCGTAGAAGCACCCGTCCTCGTGCTCGCCGTTGTGAACGTAGCGGCAGGCGCACGGGGGCGGGTCGTAGGGGTTCGGCGTGGCGCTGCGTTTCCTTGAGGCGTTGATCTTGTCGTTCATTTCGTCGTGCAGCTCCTCCATGAGGGTCTGCGCGCGTCGAACCCATGTCGCGTCCGAGGGCAAGCCGTACGCTTGCGGGTTGTCCGTCGGCTTCAGCGGGTTGTCGTGCCAAGCGTCCGCGAGGCGGTTCTTCGCGTCGGGGTAGCGGCCTTGATCGAACGCCGCGGACGCCGATTTGATGTACATCGTCGACTTGTTGGCGAGCGGGCTGAAACGCATGCGCTGCTCCACCACCGTGATGCGTTCCTTCGCCTTGGCCAGCAGAGCCACGTAGCGTTCCGCCATTTCAGAGAACGACAGCCGCCCCTCCGAAATGGGCAACACCTCGGCCTTGAACACCTCGTAGGACTCGATCCACGGCGCAGGCACCGCGGGCGCGCTCGCCGCCGGGGCCGCTGCGGGGCGCGAGACAAGCTCGCGCAGGTAGGCCATCGCGGTCTTCGCGCGTGCTTTCACCGCCGCAGGGAACCGGACGGTGCTGCGCCGTTCGAGCAGCGGCGCGTACTCCGTGGCCGTGTCGAGCAGGGAGTTTGCCGCGGCGTAGTCGCCGGTTTCGTACCTCTGCTCTGCGGCGCGCAGTTCCTCCGACATGCGCGCGACGTCGTCGTCGAAGTACCTCCGCTCGTAGTCGTAGGTGACAGCCTTCGCCGCGTCGGCGTGCGCCTCGCGAAGCGCACGGGCGCTCGCTCCGAAGTCGCCGCGGCCTCCCGCAGCCACCTTCGTGCCCCGCGCGGCGGTCGCCCGCTTCGGCTTTTCCGCAGGCGCCACGCTCGTCGTGCCCTCGGGCACCTCCTCGAGCTTCGCGCGCGTCAGCTCGGTCTGCTTGCGGTCCTTCCACTGACCGTGGCCCTTGATCGTGGCCGTGATCGCGTAGGTCTTGCCGACGTCTTGCTCGTCGAGTTGTTGTCCCGAAGCTTTCCACTGGAGCACGTCGCCCGCGGGCGTGAGGAACGTCAGGAACGTCGTGTAGCCGTACTGGCCCTCGAAGACGTTGCGGCTCTTGAGCACGCCAATGAACGCGCCACGCTCGCCGACCGTGCCGACCCACTCGCTCGGGCGCCTCTCGGCCCCCTCCCTCGCCTGCTCGATCGTGCGCTTGTAGGCGGCGACCATCGACGCCGCGAGCCCTTTCGTACGGAAGTCGACGAGGCCCGACCGCGCGACGGCGCGCAGGTTGTGGAGGTAGTCGCCTTGCGCGGCGTCGACCTCCGCGTCGGTGAGGTTCTCGGCCCATGTGATCGTCGCCTCGGCCATCTTCTCGTCCTGGGGCTCGAGCTTGACCTCGGCGCGCTGACGTTCCTTGTCCGAGACGGTGTAGCGCCACGCGGTGCTCGACGTCGGCTCGATGCCCTCGTCCTCTGCCTCGCGCGCCCTCTTGGCGCTCACCCAGCCGTACGTTCGGATGCAGTAGTTCGTGTACATGAGGAACACGAGGAGCGACTTCGACAAGGACTCTCGGCCCTCGCCACCCGACTCCGCGTCCTCCGCGATCTCTTTCGCCTCTGCAATCGCCGACGCCGACGCGGCGAGCTTTCCGGCCGCGTCCGTGCCGAGAAAGTCGCCGAGACAGTCCCGGCCGATCTGCATCACGCGACCGTCGTCGTGCTTCACGAGGAACGTGTCGATGCGCCGCCGATTCACGCGGCAGTGCTCGCACGTCGGGCCCGCGTGTCGGTATTTCGGCGGCACGCTCTCGCCTTCGATTGCGCGGACGATGTTCTCGCCCTCAAGGTGCTGCAACGTCGCGATGAAACGCCAGCCGCCGTATTTCGGAACCTCGACGGGGATCGCGAGCGGGATGCGCGTCACGCGCTTGTCCACCATCACATTAGCCGCCCGACCGTAGTCCGGGTGAGGCACCTGTTCCGTGCGCGTGAATGGCTTGCCCCAGGCCCACACGATGGGCGTCAAGCCTTTGCGCTCGGCGCGCTTCGCGAGGCGAACGAGCATCGCCTCGACGTAGTCCTTGTTTTCGAGCAGGACGTTGTACTCGCGCATCTCCATGGTGCTCGCCACGGTAGCGCGCGCGCTTGCTTGAGTGCAATCGAGCGGCTACTCGTCGGCGAGCGCGAACAGCTCGCCCTCGGAGCGCCGACGGTTTTTCAGGCCGACGTTCTCGCGCGTCACGCCATGCATGTCCCTGAACTTGCACCACTCAAGGAGCAGTTCCGGCACGCGGTCGAACTCGCTCGCGTTGCACGCCGCCTGGATCTTCGTGCCCTTCAACCCGCCGACGCCCACGTTGAAGGTGAAGCAGACGAGCGCGTCGAACTGGTTCTGCGACAGCTCGACCTCGAGGTTCTCGCGGATGCCCGCCTCGAAACGCGCGACGTCTTTCGCAAGGATCTCCATCGCCTCTCCGTCGGTGATCGTGCGGTCGAGGTCGTCGTCGGAGACGATGACGTGGCCCACGCCGATCGTCTTCTTGCCCGCCGGGCAGATGTACGGGTGCAGCACGCAGCCTTCCCACCTCTTGATGAGGTTGAGGCCCCTCTCGCTCGTCGTCTTGTCCTCGTTCGACATGCCGGTCAGCGTAGCACGCTCGTTCGGCCCGCTTCGTAGCGCGCGAGGACGTCGTCCGCGAGGCCGACGTCCATGCCGAACTTGTCGTCGATGAGGCCGTCCACGAGCTTGACCTTCGCCTCGTTGATACGCGCAATCTGCTCGTCGATCGTGTCGGCTGCGTCGAGGTACGTCACCGTGACGTGCTGCGTTTGGCCGAAGCGGTGCGCCCTGTCCTCGGCCTGCTCGAGTTCCTTCTGCACATAACTCCGTTCGAGGAACAGCACGTCGCTCGCGCGGTGCAGCGTGATGCCGACGCCCGCGGCCTTGATCGGCGCGATGAACACGTCGGCCTCGCCGGCCTGGAATGCGTCCACGGCGGCCTGCCGCTTGTCCTCGTCGTCCTGGCCTCGGATGCCGACCACGCGCAGGCCCATGCGCTCCGCGATAGCCTCCGCGCCAGCGCACACCGCGCGGAAGTAGGCGAACACGATGAGCGGCCTTCGAGGGCCCCCGCTGAAGAAGAACTCGCGGAGGTGTTGCGGCACCACGGTGTGGAGCTTCGCTTCGCCCACGAGCCGCCGGAGGTGCGTGAGCCGCACGAGCGCCTCGGCTTGCTTTGCCTTGTCGGCTTGCACTTGCGCCCCCTGCTCGCGGAGCCACGCGACGAGGTCCTTCTCGGCCTTGCGGTAGTCGACGAGGACCTTCTCTTCCAACTCGACGAGCACGGACGAGCGCGTCTTGGGCGGGAGGTCGCGCAAGACGTCCGTCTTTAGCCGCCGCAGGAAGTACGGCTCGATGCGGACGCGCAGCTCGTCGAGGTGCTCGACGCGACCGCTGTCCGTGACGATGCGCCGATCCTTGTGGGTTGCCACGGCCAGATCGCCGTCGCTCGGGGCGCAGCAGTACCGCTCGCGGAACTCCTCATAGTCGGGCCACTCCTTCGCGTCGCAGAGGTGCAAGAGACGCCACGCTTCTTGCGGGCGGTTCAGCACCGGCGTGCCCGTCAGGAAGATGCAACGGCCCGACCACTTGCCGAGCCTCGAGGCCACCGCCGCGCGATGAAACTTCTTCGGCTTCGGCTCTTTCAGTAAGTGCGCCTCGTCGAACACCATCACCTTCGGGCGGATGTCGCCGAGGAACTGCTCGCGCGGTTGCAGCGTGCCGTAGGTGAGCACGTAGACGTCGGCGGGCTCGACGTACCCCTCGCGGCCACGAACTATGC